CGAGAATCGATTTTAAGACATTTTATTTCTTTAAGATAGTAATTATATGGCTAAATTCACATATTTTTAGCTAATTTTCGAATTTTTCTAAATCTTTTTGTCTGACATATATATTTTAAACTCTCTAAATTTAAAATTCTATAGTTTTGCACTAATTTAATATATTCTTTTTTATTTTTTATATTTAATTCTTTTATCATTTGTAGAGATTTTTCATATGCACTTTTCATATTCATATATACCATCTCCTTTTAAGATCGTATAACATTTTATGTTTACCTCTGTCTCGCGAAATTTATCGAATAAATTAATTTTTTTACATTAACAGATTTTTCTATTTTTTATTGCATATTTCTTCTTTTTTTGATATGATATGAAAAGTTTATTCGGGATAGCATTCACCGTGGACAGCTTAGTTGTATTAAGGGACAACTATTGCTGTTTATAGGCTGAATTACGGTAGTTGTCACTATCATGCAACTAAGTTTTTTCTTATTTGCAACAAGGTAGGTGAATGCCAGTGGATGCACTTGGAATAGTAGCAATTATTCTTGCTGTAGGATTGATAATCTGTTTTCTAGCTGTGCTAGGATATAATTTTCATCTTACATATAGTAAAGAAAAAATTGAAGTTCGTGCCGAGAACTCCAATTCCGATGAGACTAGGTAAGGATTTATCCTTGCCTTTATTTTTTATTTAAATAGTATACTCTTTATACTATAACATTTCTTTTGTGTCAACAAATACTTATAAAACGTAAAATATATTTAATCTATCTGTAATATATTTGTAAAACATTTCATTCAATTTGTTGTAATGTTATTTTAGCACATTATTTCAAATTTGTAAACATTATTTAACATCATATAGCATTGAATAACATTAAAATAAACAAAAAAGAGGTGTAGTATAACTAAATTACACTACACCTCTTCTACTTTTTATATCTTTAATACTTGTCCAACGTATATTTTATTCTTATCTTTTATTCCATTTTTAGAAACTAAGCTATCTACAGTTGTGTTAAATTGTTTTGCAATCTTTGTTAGATTATCTCCACTTTTTACTGTATAAGTTTTTGTAGAGTTTGCAGTAGTTCCATTTATTTTTAAAACTTGGCCTGGATATATAAGGTTTGGATTAGATATTCCATTTATTTCTGCAAGTTTTTGATATGTAGTTCCAAATTTGTTGGCTATTCCGGATAAAGTATCTCCACTCTTTACTACATATGTACTATCTGTAGATACTTGAGCGTTTGAAGTAGTTGGAATTACTAGATATTGTCCTACATATATTAAGTTAGGATTACTGATATTATTAATTCTAACTATTTCATCTACTGTAGTTCCATATTTCTTAGCAATTTTTGTTAAATTGTCTCCACTTTGTACTTCATATGATACTGTTGAACTTTCAGCAGGTGGAGTTACAACTGTATCTGTATTGTTTTCTTCATGTGGTGGTATTTCATTTCCTATATATTTATCCCAAGCTTCTTTGTCACCATAAAAAACATTACAATCTAAATTACCATTATAGCCATCTAATCTTCCAGAACTTGTCCATTGCCATAATGCATAAAATTCCCAAAATCTTACTGCTGGATTTCTTCCTGCATTAGACATGTCATAATTATAATCTGCATTATTATCTCGATATTTAGCAACCCATAAACCATAATTAGCATTGGCTACACTAGACCAATCATAGCTGTTTACAACAGATTCTGACATATATATTAAAGGTCTACAACCATATGCTTCTGCTACTCTATCTAGCCATTCTTTTGCCCAAGCCACATCATGTGTAGCTCCTTTATCTTCAAAGTCTAAAATTGGTATTGCTTTTCCTATGTATCCTCTCGTGTTTTTGATAAACCAATCCGCTTCTTGTTCAGCTGTATTATCAGAATTATTAGCAAAATGATATATTCCTAGTTTTTTACCTAAATTTAACGCTTGTTGAAAAAATATATCACACGATGGATCTACATAACTTTTTCCTTCTGTTGCTTTAATTATTACAAAGTCACAATTAATTTTACTTAAATCTATTCCTGCTTGCCACTTTGAAATATCAATTCCCTTTAACATATATTATTCCTCCTTCTTGTTCTTTAATATGTCAAATATTTTAAGCTCTAGTCCTGCTTTCTTTAAATTTTCCGCGATTGACATTATTTCCATTACACATATGTAAATTGTTATTACACTTGCTACTGCACTTAAATTAAACGCATATTCTACTACATAGCCAATAACAATAGCTACTATTAATAAACACTTATGTAATAAGCCTTCTCTCATTACTTTACTATCTACATTCTTATTTATTACTGCTTGTATATAGCCTGTTAATATATCAAATCCACTAAAAATTAGCGGTGTTATTACTTGCCAAGCTATACTACTAAAACTTAATGTTTTTATTATTTCTTCCATATTTTCCTCACTTTCTATTTTATATCCCCCAAACTTGTTCTAATTGAATATTGTCTTTCCATTGCCAACCTTCTAAATCGCAGCATTGAAATTTTACTTTATTATCGCTAGTTATTGTAATAGCAAATACTGCATAATAAGTTTTTAAAGCAGAATTAAGCTTAAAGAATTGTTTTTTATCTGTTGCTGATACAATTACCGTCGTTTCTTCTTCTCCTTCGTTCCACTTTCTAACACGACAAATAAAATAATTATAATCTGACACGTTTCCATTTAAATTTGCTGTTACTTCTTCTCCCTCGTTAGTTCCATGCAAACCACCAGAAAAAAGTTCGTGTTTTTCATTTACTCTGCTATCCAATTTTTCTATTTTTTTCTTTAATGTTAAAATTAGAGGCTCGCTCATTAGAACTCACCTCCTATTTTTCTATTATTTAAAACTACTTGTGTGTGTGTGTGTGTGTGTGTGTGTGTACAGCGCCAAGGCTTTCAAGATTCATCATGTTACATATTCCTTTCTTTTATTTTTAATCTACAACTTCTACTGTTAGTTGCGTTTGTCTTAAATTTTCTCCACCATCGAGTACATTAATATCTGCATTAGACCCTGCTAGCCATAATTCAATTAAATCATTTTCTTGAACTTCAAGATATTCAGAGTAAATATGATATGTCCAAGGGCCTTGACCACTTTGATAAAAGTTACCTTCGGATAGTTTCTCTCCATTTTTTCGAATAGTTACATAAATATCTGTACTTTGATTACTTTGTCCTAATCTAATTAATGCATTAGCTTTTACATTTATATGACGAACTTCTGCTCCGATTTTAATTCCCCAGTTTTGTTTAGATAATAAATCTCTTGGGTTCCCTGAACTATAATCAAAAACAATGGGCTCCTCAAGGTTAGCATTTGATCCTGTATGATTATATGTGTGAGAACTTTTATTAAATAATGTCATATTGGTTCTATGTTTTTTGATTTCTTTTTCTAAATTTAATATTTTAGGTATTTCCTTTTCAGACATTTTTAGCCTCCTTATTTAGTTATTATAAACTCCAAATTGCTATTTTCTGGAACATCCCAGTTTTTGAATTGTATAGTAGTTGTATTCACTTCTATATAATTTAAATCTTTAATTAATTTACATCCTTCAAAATATACTTCTAGACTATTATTACCTAATACATATTCTGGCACTGTATAATTAGTATTTTGCGGTATTTCTTCTTCTGTTACAACGCTAGTTACTTGTCTTGTTATATTTTCTAATTTAGTTACTTTCTTGTTTAGTTCTTGTGTCTGTTCTTCAAGTTCAGAAATATCAATTTCTGGAGTATACTCTGTCCATTCATCTACTGCATAAACATAATTTTTATTTTCACTCGTTACAGAATATATATCTCCATTATTTACGTTTTCTAACTCTTGTAAATCACTAAATTGTGTAACAGAACCTTTATAAGTCAAAGGTGCACTAGTTACAGTTGTTATTTTCTTTTGTGTTTTATCTAATTCTTCTGCATTACTATTAACAACATCTTTAATATCATTCATATTTGTGTCTGTAACTTTTTGATTTTCCGGAATCTCATCATTATTTTGAAAAGCTTGTTTATTTGCATAATTTATCTTTTTTATCATACTTCTGTACCTCCCATAGCTTTATAAGAACAACTCATAGCTAATTTTTTGCTCGCTTGACTCGCTGTTATTACTACTCTTCCATCATCATTACAAACAACAAAACTAGCTGGTCCATAGGGTTGTTCAGCCCTACATCCACCATAAATATATCCATTAGCTGGTCTAAACTCTTGAGGCAAATATACTATTGCATAATCCCATCCAGGATTTAATTCAAAACTACTATCCCAAACAAAACTTAATTGAACTGTATCTGTTTCATCTTTAGTTAGCAATACATTTGATATACTTCCATTCTGTATTACGTCATTATTTATGATTAGTTCTCCTATTTTATAATTGTGAAAAGCATTAGATATATTCTTTTGAAATGCTTTAAAGGTTGCTGGACTTAAACTTGTTTTTTCATCAAAGTCTATTTCTTGCATAATTCTTAATTCCTTTCGTATTTTATACTTAAATCTAATTTTCCGTGTTGTCTTAAATCTAAATATTGTACATAATTTAATCCAGAGTCTATGTAATTATCAGACTCTGGATTTTCTCTTTTCCATAAATGAAACACATAAGCTAAATATCTCCAAGTCGCTTCTCTCATAAGCAAATCATCTGACATTAAAATATCTGACGACATATATAAAGTATCACTTAAATAATTTCCTTGTACTCCATTTATTGTAATAACATTATTGTTTTGTATTATATCTAATTCCTCTACTTTATATTCTTTTTGTAGAGAATATGGTAGCTCACCAAATCCAATACTATAAAGCTTTGGATAATAATAAGTAGCCTCAAATCCTACTATGTCTTTAAAACCATCTGTAGATAAATGAAAAGGAGCGTTAACCCTAGGACTATTGCTCCAAAAATCATAATCACTTGTAACTTTGTCTTGTCTTACAACAGCAAGAGGCTGATTTTCTTGTAATACAACATTATAAGCACTTACGTTTAAATAAGCATATAATTTATATTTTTGTGTACCATAATCGTAATGTGCGAAACCTATGTCTTTAATAGTAGAACCAAACCATTGCTTATAATTATTAGATATGTATATATCTTCTCCGCTAATTTGTCGTCTATAATAATATTCTGTTGTTATTTGTGTAGGAGAATTTTTTTGAAATATATCTCTACTATCTGCTATAATTGGCAAATCATATCCCATAGAAGTAGAATCTTCTGTAATGTTGTTATCGTGTGTAAAATTAATTAAGCAAGCATTCAAAGTTTTATCTTTAAATTGCAGAAAGCTATCTGCATATAATTTTAAGTATTTATTTAGTATTAAATTCCTAAATATCTTTTCTTTATTGCCTGTTCTTATTCGTACAAATTCATTAGATACCTTCATATTTTCTCCTATCTATTCAATCCAAAATTTAATGTATGATTTCTATCATTATCTGTTAGTTCTACTGTATGTACTTCTTTAATTCCTTCTGTTGTATATTCGCATAAGTATTCTACTTGTGTCTGGCTATCATTTTCTTCTGTATCTGCACTAGACCTAAATAAATCTATATAGTTTTCTACTATTGCTGTATTTCTTAATTCAACAGAAAAATTAGAAGGGTTATTCCCTTTTTTGCTTTCTTTTATACTTGTTATTACATATTCCCCAGATGTAAAATATTCTGGTAAATCTATATCTATTCTATCTCCAACATCTAAATCATTATCTTTATCATATTTTAAAGTTACTTGATTAGTATAGTTGTCATTTATTCCAAAATAGTTTCTAACATAGTTAACCATTTCAGACTCCGTAAACCATCCACTATCTACATCTAGCACTTTCTCTATTTGCCCAGAAGGTGTTATAATACCTTTCATTCTATTTATTTCTTGCCAGTTTAATAATTTCATATTGGCATATCGTAAAGCACTGTCTGACTGTATTTCTGTAATTGTCACAGAACCTTCTCCTTTGTATGTAATTCCCGTGGCTAGATTTTTAAAAGTGCTATCCATAGTTAGTGTAAATAGTTTATTATCACTGTCATCTTTTCCTATGTCTGTAAATACTTGTTTGTCTGGTAATTCGTAATTAACAGTGTTCATTATATTTGCTATTAAATTGCTATTATAATGAATATTAATTGGAAATCCTGTTACAGTACTACCTTGTACATATATAGCTTCGTAGATTCTTTTTGTAGTAGCAGGAGATATATCGATTGGATTTTCAAAATCTAATCGATCTCCGTTATTTAATGTAACATTCATTATGGCGTCCATTTCATAGAATATTCTTGCGTTTTTTACATTAATTATATTTGCATAATCAAGATTGGTAATCGTTGGAGATATGCTCAACAATCCGTTTATTTCTTGTTTATAATTTTTTATGTTTATTTTCTTTTTAACATTTTTAGAAAATTGATATTGTATAGAATTAACTGTAATTCCTTTAAATTCATCTATATTCCAATATAGTTCAAATCTTTTAGAAAAGTAATTTAATACCTCTTCTACTGTTCTACTTATTAAATTAACTGTAGTTGCTTGTCTTGCTATATTCATTTCTTTTATATAAAAGCCATCTGCAAATAGTGGCTCTAATGCTTGTCTTACTAAATTTTCTACTAAATCTGTCCTATTTATTGTTACTGTTTTCTTAGTTGCCATTTGTCTAGGGCTAAATAGCGTCAAACTAAGTTCTTTATTTGGAGTCTTTATTTTGTTTAATTCCGGCAATTTATATTCACTTACAAATCCCATATACTTAATTGTATCGTCATCATCATATACATTAACTTCTTGTTGAGCGTATGGTAAATCATCTATTGTAGCCTTTGAAAAATCTACAGCAAAATCTGAATAAGTTACCTCTTGACTAGATTGCGTTATATCGACAGAGCCTACTAATTTATATTTTTTGTTGTTCCACATTATATACATTAATAAGCCCCCTGTCCTCTAAAAGTTTTTGATACTGCAGGAGCTACAATTCTTCCTACTTTATCACTATCCATATAGATATTTCCTGGATTCATTGTTATATTAGCTGTAAATAATTTATTATTAGTTGCTGTAGTGCTTAAATTAGCACTTAATTTTTGTGTTTCAAAGTCTACTGCAGATTGCATATTTTTATATACCTTTCCAATATTGTCATCAAATCCTTCTCCTAATCCTAATGCCAAAAATTTTCCTACTTCATCAGCAAAAACTTTAGATGGAGAATGAATACCAAAAAATCCTTTTATCTTATCTACAATTCCACTACAAAATCCACTAATCTTATCCCATAGCCAACCTACAGCATTACTAATACCATTCCAAATACCTTGAATTAAATTTTTACCAACTTCAAGCATTTTGCTAGGTAACGATTTCAAACCATCCCATATAGTTTGAATAATTGTACCTGCCATTTGTCCTAATTTCCCTAAAACACTTCCAACACCTTCAACTAATTTGACAATTAATTGTACTCCTGCTTCTAATATCTTTGGAGCATTTTTAATTAATGCTGTCACTAACTTCATTATAATTTCTGGTGCTTTTTCAATTAATATTGGAAGTGCATTAATTAAACCATCTGCTAATCCTAGAATAAGTTGAATTGCTGCATCTACTAGCATATCTATATTATCTAATAAACCATTAACAATTGTTATTATTGCATTGACTGCTTGTGGTATTAATTGTGGTAACATCTGCGCAATTCCTAAAATTAACTGTGTAATAAGTTGCATACCCATTTGTATTATTTGTGGCAACATAGTTATAATTCCATTAATAATAGTTTGGATTAATTGCATCGCAATTGTTAAAATTTGTGGAAGCATTGTTATAATAGCATTTCCTATGCTTGTTACAATTTGTATTGCACCTTCCATCAGTGCAGGTAAGTTTTGTTGTATTCCTGTTATTAAAGAATTAACAACACTTATTCCCGTGTCAACTAATTGTGGTAATATTTCACTAATTAATGTAGGAATTTCTTGAACAATCATCGGAAATAAATCTCTTATAAGAGCACTAACACCTACCAACGCAGAACCTACAGCAGGCAGTATGTTTTCTCCTGCTGCAGTTACTGTGTCAACTAAATTTTGTATTAATTTATCCCAATCAGCATCTGGATTAGTTATTCCTACTAGTAAATTTTCCCAAGCACCTTTTACAGAATTAATAGAACCCTCTATTGTTTCACTAGCTTCTTTAGATGTAGTTCCCGCAATTCCCATACTTTCTTGCATAACGTGTATTGCTTGTGTTACATCTGCGAAACTACTAATATCGTATTTTATCCCACTTATTTTACTAGCATCTTCAAGAAGTCTTTCCATTTCTTCTTTGGTACCACCATAACCTAATTTAAGGTTATCTAGCATTGTGTAGTTCTGTTTAGCAAACCCTTGATAAGCGTTTTGTATAAGCTCCATAGATGTTCCCATTTTATTTGCATTATCGGACATATCAATAACTGCTTGATTTGCATAATCTGCTGCTTTCTCTGTATCTCCACCTAGACTTTGTAATAAACTAGCACTAAAAGAAGTAACTGTAGACATATATTCATTTGCACTCATTCCTGCTGTTTTATATGCTTCATCTGCATAGGATTGTAATTTTTGACTACTATTTTTAAATAAAGTATCAACTCCACCGACAAGTTGTTCATATTCTGCATATGCATTTACTGAAGCTGTGACTAGTCCTCCTATAGCTGTTGCTGCTGCTCCTACTGCTCCTACTGCTACTGACACACCTTTCATTGCAGTTCCTGCAATACTTCCAAGTTTGCCTAATCCACTTTGAACTTTTCCACTTATTCCTTTAATATCTTTATCTAGACTTTTAGTATCGCCATTAAATTCAATAGTAACTGAGCCGTCTGCCATTTTTCATTCCTTTCTGTCAGGCTCATAGGCTCGATTTAAAGACTTATTTTTTATTAATTTTTATTTCTATTTCTCTTTTACATTTCTTACATAAAAAAAAGACGCCTTTTGAAATTGCGTCTTTTTCTTCATATCTTACTAGTTTTTTCTTACAATATGGACATATATACCATTTTTTCATTAATGTTTTGCTTCTTTCTTGTTTTTCTTAAATAAATTAATTAATCCTATAAAAATGTATTTATAACAATAATATAATAATTGATATATCCCTAATACACAAAATAAAGGAAATGCTATAAAAATATTGTATAGTAAATTATTTGATTTCTTAAAAACATCAAAAGCACTTATAGAAGTTTTATTATATACTTTGTTATAAACTGCTTTTTTAGGGTTATTAATAAAACCCATTCCCTTCTTACCATATAACGGGTTTGTTGCTTTCTTTGCTATTCTTTTAGCTCTTCCTGTAGTTCTTGCTTTTATACTGTTCTTTATATTAGGTTTTCTAATTCCAAATTTCATAATATTACTCCTTTTTTAGGAGTATATTACATATTTATTTATTTTTCAACATTTTATGAGAAAGCCTCTCCAAAATCATACTCTTTTTCCTCTTCTGTTCGCATATCTGGTAATGCATATAATCTTTTCATCTTTTTATAAAATTTCTTCATTTCTTTATCTTTTATTGTATTTAATTCTATTGCTCTGTATTGCATTATTTTAGAGAAAAGAACATCTTCATTTAAATTAACGAATAAAGCTTTAAATTTCCACCAATGCAAGTATTTTATACTATTTAAATCAATTTTATATTGCTGCATAAAAGCACTATATATATATTCTGCATCAAATTCATAGCTATAAATTTGCTTTTTATTATTGTTATTTGCTGTTTTATTTGATTTTTCTTTTTTATCTCCACCGGCGTAAAACCAAACAACTTCTTCTAAAGCCTTTTTTAAATCAGTTATTTGTTCTGGTCTATAATAATATAAGTTTAAAATCATTCTAATTTTTTTATCATCTTCTATTGTCCTATCTTGCATTAGTAGTTCAAATTTTATGCTTTCTCTAAAATCTGTTCTTATTCTCATTCCACTATCTGTATGCTGTGGTAATTGATTAATTAATAGATTACAGTACATTATTTTCTTCCTTTATTATATTTATTGTGTCTTCTTGTTTCTCTGTTAGGCATATATTTAGCTCTGTTTTCTAAAGTATCATATAAATTTTGTGTAGCTTTTGTTGTTTCAATTTTAGCATTAATTATATCTGTAAATAATTCCATATGTTCTTGCAAATCTTTTTTACCTTTAAATATTTTTTCTGATATTCCTTTTCCAAAAACTTCATCAAAAAATTCATCTATTATTTTACATTCTTCTCTAATAGCTTCTGACAAACTTTTTTCTTCTTTATCTTTTAATTCAGATTTTTCTTTAACTTTTTTTGCTGCATTTTCTAATCTTTCTATGCAGTCAGCATCTGTAAAACTAAAGTCAACTTCAATATCTTTTAATTTCATTTTTCCCTCCAAATTATTTAAGAGGCTTATTTTTAAGCCTCTACTAATGTTATTTCTTTTAATACAGCTTTATTTGATACTGTAACTGCTACATCATCTTGTGTTGTATAACCTTCTTTTTCTACAGTTATATTGCTGTATGAATCAGCATCTAAAATTACAACTACAATTCCTGTTGCGTCTGTTAAATAAGATACTCCCTCTATAGTAATCTTAGCATCTTCAACAGGTTCTCCTGAACTATCTTTAACTACAAAAGTTACTGGATATTCTGCTACTTCTTCTTTTGGTGTAAATGTTGCCTTCATTCCATCTGCACTTACTACTGCTTTTCCTACAGTCATAGTACTATTTTTCTTAAATGCCCCTGCATAAGTATAAGCCTCTGTAGCATCTCCATCAGTATCTGGAACTGTAGAATATCTTCTTAATCTTGCTTTATATCCATCATCAATTGGTTTTGTAAAGTCAACTTGTAATATTTTTACAAGTGCATCTGCTCCTTTTTTTTCGTCATCTGCTATATCTGCTAATTTGTCATGCACTAGATTTCCTTCGTGTTGGTCGAAATTGTAAGATATTTCTTCACTATATCCTGTTACATCAGTTGTTTCTCCATCTTCGTCAACATAAGTACGTGAATATTCTACAGGATTCTTAGATTTAGAGATTTCTGTAAATTTAGTCATTCTCAAGAAATTAGCTATATTAGTTGTAGAAACATCCATAAAAGCAACTTTTCTATTTCTAGTTACTAATTTTTCCATCTATATTTTCCTCCTTACATAAAAAATAGAAGACTATTAATAGTCTTCTTCATAAGCTACCTGTATAGGTATTACATATATCGCTGTTGTATCTTTTGTCTGAAGAATTGTTCCTCTGCCAAGACACTTAATCCAAACAGCTCCATCTATCTTTGGTAAATTTTCTTTTTTATTTTGTTCATATATCCAATCTGTAAAATCATCACAAAATTTTGAGTTTTTAATATTCTCTAAAGCACTAAAACTAGCTTGTATAGAAAAATCAAATTGTATTTGTAGTCGTCTTCCACCATCTGAAAAGTTTTGTAAAACTGGATCTACTGGTGTTTCATCTATACTATAAGATTGTGGTTTATCTTTTATGTAATCTACATTTACTTGTCCATTCTTTAAGTATGGACAAGTCTCTATAAATTCTTTTATTAATTCCATCTTAGATTTTTCTTCCATTTTATCCTCCAGTTTTTATGTAGTTTTCTAAATCTTTTATTAAAGTGTTTTTGTTTCTTTGCATCATTAACTTGTCCCATTTTGGACCAGTTCCACTTGTATGATATTTTAAATTTCTATTAGTTACTACTTTCTTTTCTCCTTTTTTTGCCCAACTTGAACCATTTTTTGTAAGCATAAGTTTTCCATAATATTGTACTTTAGAATATGAACTAATATATTTGATTTCGTGATTGCTTGGATAAGTCTTATTCCTTCTTAACATTCCATTTTGCATTGGAACATATGGATTCATTAATCTATCTGCATCGTCTCTCAAGAAACGTATTGCTCTACCATCTTGGTCCAATCCATGGTCTTTTAATATCTTGTTAGTAGAGTTCATTTTTACTTTTATATTAAATCCACTACCACTCATTATTCTGTTACTCCTATTTTATAATGTTGTAGATTACCTTTTCTGTTATCGTCTACACTTACTACTTTAAAAACTTGATATTTTTCTTGCAATATGGATAATTCAAACTTATCATCTATAATTCCTTCGACAACAAAATCATCTGTAGAAATATTAAGCTTTTCTGTGGTAGGTATTGTAATAGATCCTGTACTTCCTTCTTGAAGTCCTTTGTCAATTAGATTAATCTTTTTATTATGTCTAAAATAGACTTTATCGTAATGTTGTATTGTAAAGTTTTCATCATCTTCTGTATGATAAACTGTTATTTGATGTATAAAAAATCTATTATTCATTTAGCACACCCCACAGTACAATAAAGGATTGCCATCTATTCCAATAACGTTCCAAAGATACTGATTTAATACTTTCTGTTTCTTATCTTCGTAATCAGTTTTGATTTCTTCTGGTGTAGAATAGCTTTCACTCCAACCTTCAATATTTTGTGATTTTAGATTTCCTATTTCGGATAATTGTGTATTTTCCTCATCTTGTAAATTAACAATTAAGCAAGTAACATATTTCACTTGCTCCGGAAGATTATTTTCATCAATTCTTCCAAAAGTTTTATGGTTAATATAGTTACTTGCTTTAATATTTAAATTTTTGAAGTCATTAGGCACGTTATCTGTACCTAATATTGATTTATATTCTTCTTCATCTTTTAAGTAAGTTAACATGCCTTATTCCTCCTATTCTCCTTCAGCAACTGTTATAACTGCTGTTGCTGATGCCTCATTAGAAGCTGTATCTGTTCCTTTAACAACTATTGTGTATTGTCCTGGTTCAACTGATGTTTTTACTTGAACTGCATTAGTTCCAATTTCAAAATCATCATTATCAGCAACTCCTGTTGGTAAAGAATATGTTATTGCTCCGCTACCACCAACACTATCTAAATCAGCAACTTTTGTATCAGCTGTTAAAGTTCCAGATAAAGTTGTAACTGGTGTAATTGTAACTGCAGAAATACCAACTTTAGCTTTTACAATTACAGCTTCTTTATTTGTTACTGTGTCTGTGTATACATATCTGTCTTGTAATGCAGAAGCTCCAACGTGTTTACCGTCTTTAATATCATTTATTGCTAAGCCTATTTTCCAACCATCAATTGCTTGTGCCCAATCAACACCATAAATTATGTATTCAATAGCTTGTCCTTGTGCATTTTCTCCTAAATCTTCTGTTATTACATTTACTCCGTTTACTCTACCTACTACACCTGTTCTTGCTAATTCAGAACCAATTTGAGATGCACTATTTGCAAATCTTTCGTCTAATAGTAATAAAGTTTCTGTTTCATAAGCTATAGCTACATACATTCTGTTTTTATCTACACCTTTTTTAGCTAATATTGCTATATCTCTTAAAATATTTTCATATATAGTTGTAGCTGTTGAGTCAGGTTGTGTAGAAGGTACAGAATTATTAACTAATGCTGCTATTGCATTAGCTTCAAGTTTTTTACTTCTTGAGTAAGCTCCTGCCTCTAATCTTTGTGCTACTAAGTTATCTGGTACTGCTTGTGCTTCGTATCCATCGATTAATTCATTAATTGCATCGTGTTTATCAACTGGCACATTAATATAATCAGTAGCACTTTGTCCTAAATCTACTCCATTCTTAACATCATAATCTTTGATTTCTGGGGCCATATTTCTTACTGGAACTTTAACTGCTCCACTAACTGGGTTTCCTTCATAATCCCTACTAAAAGTATTCCTAATTTTTAAAGCTGGTCTCATTAATTCAACAATAGCATTTGCATATTTTTCTTGTCTATTGTGAGTTCCATTTGTTCCTATTGGATTTGCCATAATTTAATTCATTCCTTTCTTAATCAAAATTTAATTCTGGGTGTTTACTTGCTAATATTCCAAGTACACCATCGTTTTTAGAGTTTATAGACTTAACTGGTGCACCAGTAGCCTTTGGCTCTGTTTGTGTAAGTTCTTTTTCCAAATACTTTGGATTATCTTTTAAGAACTTAGCTAAGTTCTCATCAAAATCGCCTTCCATTTTGCTTACTTTAAAAAGCACATAATCAGCATCATCTTTATTAACTCCTGCCTCTAAAACAGCATTTGTTTGCTTTAAAGTATTAAGCTCATTTAGTGTCTTTTGATATTCAGCTTCTTTTTCAGCTTGTTTTTGTTCCACTGTTTTTTGACTTTCTTGCCAATCTTTAAATGCCTTTAATTCTTCTTTAGTAGGCATACTTTTCATTTTTTTAGCAAGCATCGCATCAGCTATTTTTTGAGCTTCTGCTTTCACATCAACTTCAGCTTTTCCCTCATTTTTTTCTGTAGTTTGAGTATCTACGTTCCCAGCTCCTTCAACTTCTTTGTTTTCTGCTGTATTTGTGTTTTGATTTTCTAAATCTTTGTTATCTTCCATTTTTACCTCCCGTTTATCGTCCGTCGACATTTTCCCAGTTGTTCTTTTAAGCCTGCTCCCGTAAAAAAGGCATAAAAATAAGAGCTATTTCTAGCTCTTTATTAAAAACATATCTTTTAACGTTAAATTTCTTTTTCAAATTCTAGTATCTTGTCTTGTATACTTTCATATTCTATTGCTTTCTCTGTCATATCACCATTTTCATTTAAATTCTCTTGAATTACACTATCTAATTTTTCTATAATATCTCCCGTTTCGTCTATTGTATACTTACCATCTTTTATTTTTATTCCAACCATATTTAGTAGGTCTATTTCTTCTTGTTTTAATCTATTCTTCAACTCCATATTTTTTCTTTTCCCTTCTACTTGTTTGTCTGACTGTTGCAAGTTTTCCTGTTTCTGGATTAACTGATATTGTTATGTTTTTGCCATACACATAAAAACTCTTTCTACCTTTTGAATCTTCTTTAATTGTACCATATCCTATTGGATTTTTCAATGTGTCTTGTACATCTTCAAATGTCACATTTCTAGCATAAGTCCTTGATATTATATGTTCTCCAATTTCTGTTATTTTTACTCCATTTACTTTACTTCCTATAATATCACTATTATTATACTGATTAGCTATTTTAGTTACTTTAGCTATTTGTGTACTAATATTTTTATCCTGATTTCCTATGTATAATCTACTATTATCTTTAACTAATGATGTTTGTTTTATAAAATCATCTAACTCATTTTGATGTGTTTTATAAATTAATGAACGTTTCGAGAAATTTGTTTTTGTTTCTAAAATAAGTTTATTATCATTTATATTAGAATTTAGAATACCTTGTAGTCCTGCTAATTGTTTTTTATCATTTCGTATTTGTCTTTCAATCTTTCTTTGAATTTGAGTTGCTTCATATTTACTATATTCTTTTCCGTTGTATGTAACCTTTTCATTCTTCCAAGCGTTCAGCTGCTCTTGAGTATATGTCTTTGTACTACCCGGATAATAAGGATACCAATCGTGCCTACAGTTTACTCCTTTAAATCCTGTTGCTTCTCCATATCCAATATCTCGAAAACTTAAATATCCTTTTTTTCCACTTCTACTAACTATTTTTCCTTGCCAACGTGCGTGCTCTGGTCTTGCTCCACTATGAGCAGTTAGTTCCATCAAATCCCATCCAAGTTCATCTGCCCTTAATTCTTGTAATTTACCACAATTTTGATTTATAGCAGTTACTATATTTGTTCTTACTGCACTCTCTACACTTCTTCTTGCTCCACTTGGATATTGTATAATTGCTCCTTGTTTACTTATATTTTTAATTTCATCTAAAATTGCTTGAGTATAACTTTTAACTCCTGTGCTAGTAAACATATATGCACTATTTATAGCATTGTAAAATTGTGTCTGTGCTGTATTTGCTGTTGTCATACATAAATTTTGCAAATTACCTGCTGTTCTTTCAATAGTAGCATTCATAGTTTGTTTTATGCTTTCACTTTGACTTAAAGGTTTAGGATCTATCCCTGCTTCTTTGTATATTTTATCATCATAGTTTAATGATGTTTCAGATGCTTCTGTGAATATTCTATTTACTTCTTTATGACTTGTATTGTTATATTTTGCTACTAAAGTTACTATATCTTGATATAAAACCCCCATTTCTTGAGCAATTTTTATATCATTGACAACTACTGTATTTGCATATCCAAAGTTAGCTATTCTTGCTGCTATTTCTTCTATTATATCTAATTCTAAATTTGCATATAATTGATTAGCTTGCTTTTCTATTTTTATAAAATCTTGTTCCGTTAGCATAAATTATTCCTCTTCGCTATTTTCATTGTTAATAGTAAATCCAAAAGCCTCTTGATTACTCATTTTTTCTTCTTGTATCTTTTGTAATTCCTCTTCTGCTTCATCTTCACTCATACCTTTAATATCCATTAAATAAGATTTTTTACTTCTTAAACCTTGTGTTACTTCCATTTGAGCTCTTGTTATTTCTTTATCTTTATCTTCTATTATGCTATCGTCTGGTGTAATTGTAATTTTATTTGTTTTAATTCCTTCTAACTCACATACTGCTTTTACTAAATCTTCTACACAAGCATTTATAACAATTTGATAATGTTCTTTTGTTCTAAATGCTTGGCTATTTTCACTTATTACTTCTGTAGCTGTTTTAGTTCCTGCTCCATCGAATTTATAATAATTACTTCCTAAACCTACATTTTCAGACAACCAATTTAAATCTGCATTTATACTATTTATGTGTTCTTGATATCTTAAAGTAAAATCTATCTCTTTGACTGGCTCTTTCATTTCTGCATTTATTCCAACATAGACTCTATCATTCTTATCAAAGTATTGTACAAAATGTGGATTTCCTTCTGAATCTGTTTCCATTCCACCTTTCATAGCAGATTGATCAACTAGTATTCGTTTTTTACCTAATATAAATTCATTATAGAAACTGTCATATTTTGTATCTAAAGACTTAAACCTATCAATACTATTTGCATATATTGATATTCCCATTGGGGAGTTAGTGTCAAAGTTATTTGCTAAATTTGGTCTCCATATTTGGAAATATGGATTTTTTGTTATTACAACTTCACTTTCTTTTACATTTGGAAATACATCATTAAAGCTTAATTGTTTTCCTAAAGTTGTGTCTGTATTAGATTTATAAACTTCATTTAATTTCATGTACTTCCCATTTACGTATTCATGATAAGTAATATGCGTATAATAGATTTTTCTTTTGCCTTTATCTTCTACAAATCTACTAACTGTTATCATTCCTGTTATGTAACCATTTGTAAATTTATAAGGAATAATTACATCTCCATCTATGTAGTCTATAATTGTAATATTATTTTCATCTTTATATTCAACTGTAGCTGCATTTCCTAATGCTAACATCTTTTCAATAAAAATAGGAAGGTTAACAGTAAAATCATTTTCTTTACTGTCTAACACTTCCCATAACCTTTTTGTAGCATTTTTATTACTTAAATTTATTTGTGTTTTTTCAGTCCATAGCAATTTAGTTAAATCTTCACATAATTTTTTTGGCATATTCATAGTTAATCTTTCACATTGTGTATTTTTTCCATTTATCATTTCTGTATAGTAATGAAAGTCATTTACATTTCCTCTGTACCAACTTTTCCAAATTGCCATTAAATCGTAAATTGTCCCAACTGTTAAATTTATACCTTTTTTACTTAAAACATTTGCTATGTTATTGTAAAAATTCATATTGATTTCTCCTTATTGTTTTAATCCTAATTTTTGTAAGTTATCTTTTATCCAATATTGGAATTGGTCTTGCGTGTGGTCTGCATAACTATAAGCATAATCTTGTGTATAAGTGTTGTAATATTTCTCACTACTTAAAAAAGCCTTTTCCGTTTTGTCCGGAATAGGCTTTCCTTTTTCTACACTATCTTTCAACCACATATAGTTTTCATTTTCTTTTTTAAAAATTTGATTATTGTTATTATTTAAAATTCTAAACTTTTTCTTTGCTAGAAAGTCTTGAGAATAATCTATTAATTGTTCTTTATTAGTCCCTTTATCGACTGGATGTAATCTTCTACCATAATCTTTAAAGTATTGGTTTCTTAAAGCTCCCTCTGCACTATCAATGGTTTCTTTATCTGTTCCTGCTTTAAATTTTTTATTTATTGCTAATTCAAAGTTAAATATATCTTTGCTTAATTCAGAAGGTGCTTTTTTGTTTGGCTTTTCATGTGGACTGTAATAATAAGTATCTAATAAATACCAATATCCATCAGATCCATATCCATATGCTCCACAAGTTGTAGCTGATGTTTGATGTCCAGAGTCTATTGCAAAATCTATATATAAAATTTTAATGTTATTCTTTTCTAAATAGTCCTCTGATACATATTCTATTAAATCAGGATTATATATAAGTCCTTCTAGTCCAATTACTTCTCCTAAATATATCCATCTGTATCTTTTTTCATCATTTTGTTCTAACTCCTCTGCTTCTTCAATTGCCATTTGTCCTAACCATTGTTTAGGTACTGTTCTATAATCACTCTGATGAACTAAATATCTTTTACTTTTACTTTTTTCATCTACCCATTTATTAACCCAATCAAATTTATTTTTTGGTGGATTAAAAGAATAAAATGTTATAAACCAATCGTCATTTCCTCTTAAGAATGTAGCCTTTATTTGTTCTATATCTTCTGGATTGTCCCAACCTGTTAACTCTTCAAACCATATCATTTTTATAAGCTTATTTTCGTCTATCATTCCTTTTACTGTTTCATAGTCTTCTCCTCCTGAAAAATATATAGTATTTCCATTGTTAAATCTTATTTCCATTGGAGATAAGCCAGCTTCATAATCAATACCTTCTTGCAAACCTAATCTTTTGCATGCTCTCTTTATTTCTTTATAAACAGATTTTCTTAATTGATTTTGATGTTTTCTTAATATTACTGAAGAACAGTTATCGTTATTTAAACAGTTATAAACAATTTTTATTGATATCATAGAAGATTTTGTAGAACTTCTTCCACCTTTATAGACTTGATTTGATTTTTTGCTATTAAATGTGTTCCAAAAATGAGGAGCAATAATATCTCTTATACTAACTCTAATCATCTTCTTCCTCCTCGTTTGGAAGATCATTTATTATTTGTACCCTATCCTCATCTTTTACTGTTTTTTCATCTTGAACAACTTCTCTAATTGTATTAAATGCCTGTACATCTCCTTTTAAAGCTTTACCATACATTGCAACTATTAAAGCCATTTGATTATCTAAATTATCTTCTTCTATTCCTAAATTTTTCATAAAATCCAAAGGTTCTGATTGTTTAAATGGCAATGATAAAAGCATTTCCATTTGTTCCTTCATTGCTTTTCTTTTTCTACGAACTTCTCCTGATTTCTTTCCACCTTTTGCACCATTTTTCTTGGCTTCTTCTCGGCTTTGATTACTAGTAAAAGGTATTAAGTTCTTTTCATTTGCCATCAACTCCCACCTGCTTTATTTATGTTTTAATATCTCTTTTATGAATAAATATATTATATAAATAGCTAAAATTACTATTATAATTGCTATCGTTCCTAATACAGTAATTCCTATAATGCTAAATATAAATAATAAAACATCTAACATTGTCCTACCTCTTTCTTACAATATTCTATACAATTGCAATTAACACATTTCGCTTGTCCATCTATTTGCACAACTACACTACATTCTTTATAATCTTTATCTCTATAGTGTATACAATAAGGACAAACTTCTTTTTCAAATTTCTTTACTATATCATTTGTATTCATAAGTATTTTTCCTTTTTATTTTATATTGGCTCGAGAACTTAGATTCGAACTAAGAATAATAAGGTCAAAGCCTATTGTTATACCAATTTAACTATTCTCGAATATTAAAGCCTAACTAGGATTGGCTTAGTATATCTATTTTTTAAGGATGCAATATGAAAATACGTAGCAAATAGTTATGTGTTACCTAGTATTGTTTTCGAAGAAAATAAAAGAGCCTATCTCATTTGATAAGCTCTTTTAGTATTAAGATATCTTCTCTGGTTTTATAGTTACTTTATATCCTCCTTCTGTTTTCCTCCCAACTATAGCTGTAAAAGTAATGTCCTTTGTTTCTCCTTGTATAAAATATCCACTATGTACACCTATACTAAGTTCGTTAAAATTAGAAGATTGAGGATATCCTAATTCATAATGATTAAGTATAATTTCTTCTACCCTTGCATAACTTAAATCTTCTGTTTGAAATTCAAAATTTTCCATCTTTTTCCCTCTCTTTTTATTTGTTTATACTTCTTATATTATAACATATTTTTAATAAAACCTATAAAAAAAGAATACTTTGTTATAAATTCTTATTAATAAAAGAGCAAATATTAAAAACATCTGCTCTCAATAAATTATAGGGGTAAACAGTATTAGATATTTATTATCTAACTTATTTGCTATTATATATATTAGCAACTTTTGATGTCGTCTTTCAACCTCTTTTGTCGTCTAATTCATCAAATTTATTTAATGCAATTCCATGTTGTTTACACATATATTTATATTCATAATTCATCTCACTTGCTACTGTTACAATACTTTTACCACATATGTATATTTTCTCTAATATTACTTTATAAGGTTGATCTACTTTATTTAATTGTGCTAATATCAATTTTTGTTTTTCTTGCTCTTCATTTATATAAAGTAATAAATCTTTTACATTATCTTGTAACTTTGCTATCTTCTCTGCTTCTGAATCATATATACTTTTACTTCCTTTTGGTATATCTGATAGCGTAGATGTTAATTTATTTATTGTACTTTCATATTCAGTAATATACTCCAAACGTCCTTTTATCCATTCTTGATTATATTTGTAATCTTTAAGGTCTTTTCTATTCATTAGTGCCTCCTTAATTTATTTTTAATAAACTTTCTAAAACTTTTCTTGTTGTATCTTTGCTCTGCTTTTTTCTGTATGTCTGTTTTAAATAATCGCTTTATTTCTCTTATTATTTTTCTATCTTTAATATCAATTGTTAATTCTCCATCATAACTTTCCATTTTGCTTATAAAATCTTTCATTTCTGTATCATCTTTATCTTCTACTGGAGTCATTTCTATATTTGCCATACTTCCTAATTCTTTATATTCTCCACTATTATTTGAAAAATATAATTTTCCTTTAGGCAATGCCATTTATTATTCCTCCTTTACTGTATAGCAGTTTCTGTCATATTGCTCATGTGTTAGTATTGTTTTAATATCACCTTCACACATACATTTGGCATTTGTTTCATCTCCTGTTGTTTCTAATACAGGTATTTCTCCATCAAACAAATATTTATCAATTACTTCATTTTCATTTACAAAATCTCCTACTTCTATTAAATCTATTATTTTAAAGCTATGTTTTATTATTCTTTCTTTAAAAGTAACATCTCTCATCATCTGGTATTGATTATCAAAATATTCTTTATCTAAATAAATATATAAGCCATCTATTTTTGTAACTTTAAATATCCCATCTTTAGTTCTAACATATTCTCCTACTTTAATCTCCATTGTTACCTCCTACCAATCAATAAATATAAAAGCATCTCTATCGTAAAATACAGCTTTATAAAAAATACTCCCTAATTCTTTGCCGTTATTATCTATTAAGTTAGTCCAATAATTGCTTTCAGTAGATTTTAATTTTATATTTTCAGGCAATTTTACATTGTAAAATAAATCGTTTTCTTCATTAATTATTTCAATTCCTATTTCTTTATATTTCTTTTTTACTAATTCTTTTGAATCTTCTCTTTCCCAAAACCTTTTATCGTTTATCTTACTTGCATAAATTGGTAATTGGGTTTTACTTAATATATTATTTCTTCCTTGAGCTTCTATATTGTTTATTGCTATATTAGTATCCATTCCACTCATGCTTGTTAATAATAATTGCATCTGTTGCATTTCCTCTTCTTTATTCATCTTCCACTTTCCTTTCAAAATATTGTTTTATATCTTCTTCATTAAAATCTTCTTCATGTTCTTTATCTAATAAAATTCCATTAGTTTTACATAGCCAATTTATTCTTTCTGCCATCAAGTCTATCATCTTATCTCTTTTTTCTATCTCTGCATCTTTTTCTTTTAGTAGATTTAATAATTTATCTATATTATTGAAAAAATTTTGCTCTTCTTCGCTAATTTCATATCGTGTATATCCATCATCGTCAAAACTTTCCATTGTATAATCATGCATATATGTTTTTATTTCTTTTATAGCCTCTTCTTGCTCTTTAATCATCTACTAATTCCTCCAAACATTTAATATCTCCTGTGTAATTATAATTTAATACACTTACTAAAGTATTTCTTCTTTCTAGCAATATATTTAAATAGTGTTGGTCTGCTATTTTATATTTTCTTTCTTTTTTATATTGATAACTTTTTTTAAATTCTTCTTTTAGTTTCTCTCTTTTTTCATCTATTTTATTTACTATATTTTCTATAGCTTTATACATTTCTTTAGTCATCTACTCACTCCTTTCATAAAATTCACAAAATATTACTAAAATTGCTACAAATATAATGATTCCTAAAAATACATATGGTAAATAGATATATACTAAAATTAATAATGTTGCTAAAACTAGTGCAATAATAGTCTTTAATAATGCTTTTAATATTCTTTTCATCTACTCACCTTCTTCTATAATTTCATTTATGTTTTGATACATACTCAAGAATCTTACTCTATGTCCACTTATTTTTATTTTATATGTTTTTCCTATTTCTAATCTGTTATATATATCTGTAGAATTAAACTTTCCTTTAAATAGCATGTCTGTTATTTCATATGTATTATCTTCTTCATCTACTACTAAATACTTTCCACTATCATTACCATTTTTTATATACTTGTCTTTTACTGTTATTTCTATTTCTTCATTATTAGTATATTGTCCTATTGTAATTCCAATTGGTATTAATATTATTACTGCTATAATTATTAAATAAATAATTTCCCCTATATAATTTCTCATATCCTATTTCTCCTCTTCTATAAAATTTAATTTAACATCATTAAGCTTAATCAAATTCTTCGTTTCTGGTTTTAATTTCTTATATTTATCTCTGCTTATAGTTAGTGACTTTACTCCCATTGCAACTAATTGTTCTATCTTTTTATCTTCTGTCATATCTTAAACACATCCTCTCCTAAAATTAATCTATACAATTTATCTGCTACTTGTACTGCATTATCGAATTTCTCTCCTCCAAGTCTTGCTACATATCTTTGCCCTTGGCTATATGTCGCTACTGTTCTTATTGCACTATCTATACTTCCTGTTGTTCCAAATTTTGTATATATATCTTTATGATATCTTTGTTGTACTTCTTGAAATGTTAATATGCTTTGTGTTGTTTTTACTCCAGATTCTTTTTGTAACTCTAATACTCTTCTTGCAACTTTATCTATCTCTTCTTCTGTCATTGCTTGTCCCCCTTCCTTAAATCAATAATAAACCATAGCCATTTATATAGTGGTGGATTGCATTTTAATGTTAATCTTTTAGGAATTATGTAGTAATACCATTGACTATGCCTATATCTTGCTTTATGTATTCCTATTTTCATTTGCTCCTCCTAAACTTTTTCATCTTCTTTTATACTAATTTTTCTTTCTATCTCTACTTTATCTTTTATTTTATATGCATCGACATCTGCTATTGGATGCTTATTTAGAAACTTTACTAATTCTTTCTTCGTTAAATATACCTTTTCTATAAATCCAGCAGTTGTTCTGTAGTAACAAACGTATTCTTTTTCTTTAAAAATTTCTGTAAAATCTTCTATTGCTTCAGTTATTTTTTCTAACATTTAATCACCTAACTTTCTACCGACACATTGGGCAATAAATATTCTTTATCTCTAAATATTGTATTCCTGTTATATCTTCTAATTGTTGTCTTAATACTCCTTCTGGAGTTAATGGTTGCATTAAATCTTTCATTATTTTTCTTTTAGCTACATATATTTTTGCATTACAATATTCACACATATTATTTGTCCTCCGTTTTCAATCTACAATCTTTTTTAAATAATATTAAAAATATTCCATATACAATTTTACTTCTTAATTCCTGAACAAAATTTAAAACTTTTTCTAAAAAAACATTAATATAGGCTAAAATTGCAAATGGTAAAAATATAACGTAAGTTATAAAAAATAATATATTTAATGCTTTTCTATGTTTTTTACATGCTTGATGTGTAACTATGTATTTTGCCATATTATTTGTCCTCCAATAATTCTTCACAAATTTCTATTGCTAATTCTCTTGCTAAATTTTCAATATTATCTTTTCCATCGCTGCCTCCAGACAATTTTAGTTCCTTTATTCTCTCTTTTACTTTTTGTTTATTAATAAAATATTTCTTTTGATTTTCTTCTATTTGTTTCAGTTGTTTAGCTGTATAAAGTTCTCCGTTATAAAATTTTTCTTGGTGTTCTTCTAATTCTGCTATTTTCTTTTTATATTTATTTTCTATATCTTTTTGTGCGTTTTCTATTACTTTTCTATATTGTTCATCTGTTAGATGTATAGTATATTTTCTGTTTTCTTCTATTTCTTCTAATATGTGATCTATTGCATTATTTAATCTTCCACAATCTCTAAATCTATGTTTCTCATTAAATTCCTTTACTATCTTTATATTCTCTTCTATATCCATCCTAATTACTCTCTAATCCCAAAGTCTTTTGCTTCGTAATTCTTCTATTTTTTTGTTTATTGCATTTAGCTCTGGCATTGTTATTACTTTACCAGATTTATCAATTGTTTCGTCATCATGAAAAAACGTTATATCTTCTTCGTATTCTTCTTCTACATTAATTCTTTTGTATATCAATCTCGAAATATGTGTTTCTTTTTTATATCCTAACTCTTCAAACATCTTATCTGCTTCACTCATCTATATCTCCTCCAGTTCAACAATTACTTTGCTTTTATCTGCATATTTAAACTCATCCACAAAACTTGTAACTATCTTCCTGTTGTCATCTTTTAACACTTTCATATCTACTAATGCATCTAATATAAATTTTTTAGCAAAACATATATTGTCTAAATCTCTTCTTTTATTCTCTTCTATCCAAGTAAACTTTCCTTTTACTGGTTTATCTATACGTAAATTACCTAATTGTTCTATAATACACCATTCAATATATCGTTGTTCATCCTTTTTAGCTTGACTTCCTACATATTTATTTGTTCTATTAGCTTTTGTATATTCATTTAGTCCCATTAAACGCTTATCTATTTCAAATTTATATGTTGCCATTCTTTAGCTCCTTCCTTCTCATTTCTGTCCAGTTTTCGTATCCAGATATAAAATTTTTGCAATTCATTACTCCTTTAAAATTTTTATCTTCTAGTTTGTTACAACCAAGACAATATTTGCAGATATATTTTGCTTCTATTTGCTCCATCTTCTATAGCCCCAATTCTTCAATTGTGTATTTTTTATTATCTTCCATTCCTTTGTACATCTCATTTTTTGGAAAAGGTGGTAGTTCTATAAGCCACCCTGTATTATTATCATCTATAGATATATCAATTGATGCATTTCCCCCAGAATATACAATTTTACTAATTGTTTTTACTCTATCTCTAAAAGGTCTAATAACATTGCTTAAATATCTCTTTTCTACATCGTCTAAAATCTCAGTCTTACTTTCATATACCGTTTGATATTCTGGCTCTTCGATTTTTATTATTTTATCGAAGTCTATATCTTCTAAATATTCTAAATTTGTTATATGTCTTGTGTTGTAAACATTTTCAAAATATTCTTTCGTATCTTTAACTAAAACTATTCCATTTTTAAATGTTATCTTTGTTCCAATCGGACTTTTCTTTAAATCTTCGTATGTATAATTTGCTTTTTCTAACATATTATCTGAAAATACGTAGTTACTCTTATCTAAATAATAATTACCTTCATGTGTAATTCTTACAATTTCACATATTTTATTTTTTACTTCTAATATGTCAGGAACAAATAAACTATCTTCTTTTAATTTCTTAATATTATTTATTAATCTTACTTTATCTCCAACTTTAAATTTTCTCATTACTTTCCTCCTAATCTAATCTTGGAATATGATTATAATTAATTGCTTCATATCCTTTTTGAGTTATCTTATAAACAGTTACTGCTTTACCTGTGTATTCACAAGTTTTCTTTGCTGTTTCTTCCACATATCCCATCTTTTCAAGTTCTGTTAAACGCGGTGCAGTTGTATTTCTTTCACTTGTATTTGTAAATCCTAAATCAAATAATTCTACGGCTATCTCTTTAGCTGTCTTATTTCCATAAACTAATCTATCTAGTATCTGCATATATCTTATTTTCTTTTTAGGCTTTATATCTTCAAAGCTTAATTGCCTTGTTATATTACTTATTTTCATTTGTTATCACTCCTCTAACATTTTTACGTCCATCTTATTTGCTAAATTTCCTATCATATTTTGCATTTTTTCTGGTAATAACTTTTGTTGTTTCTCTCTATTTACTAAAACATCATATTGCTTTAAAAAATTGCTCCTAACAACGTCCATATTGAAATCTGTATTTGTTGAATATGCTTTTAGTTGCTCTTTACTTCCAAAGAATTTTTTTACTTCTGGACTATGACTATCAAACTCTTCTTGTGTCATATATGAGCCATTACAAATCATTTTGTATGCTTCTTCCCATGCTTCGATTCCTGTTCTTTGTGTAGTTGGATTTACTATCTCTACTGCGTTTTTTCTAATTTCATGAATTGTTGGAGGATATGGACTTTCAATTATTGTTTTCTTAACGGCTTGTAATACAAGTTGATAATCTAAATCCCCTAAACACTCTTGCCAAGTAGCTATCATTAACTGCTTTTGATTTTTATCTTTATTAGCTATACTATCGTAGTTACCAGCCAAAAGCGTTATTACTTGTATTGTTTCTGTTTTGTTCATTGTTAGCCTCCTCCCATAATTCTTTAAAATCATTCATTCCATTCTTCTTAATTTTTGATGTTTGTTCTACTTTTTCTACAACCCAACTAAGAATAGCTCTATAGTCGCTTTTATATGTTTTTCCTTTACTGCCTTTATAGTTGTCCAAAGTATAAATACATTGGTCTGCAAATTCTTTTCCATAAGTGCTAACTAATTTCTCGTATTCAGCATTGGTCATGGATACAAACTCTGCAAAGTGTATCTTCTCGTCTTCCTTTTTTCCCTTAAAACCCTTTTTTCTATTATCTTTAATTTCAATATCATTTTTATTTATATTTTCATTTTCATTTTCCATATGTTCTTCATATGAATTACATATGTTTTTCATATCTTTTTCATATGTTTCTTCTTTCTTTTTTCTATTATTTCTTCGACTTTCAGAATATGCTTTTCTTTTATTTGATTCATATTCTAATCTTTCATTGTAATAATTTCCTTCTTCGTCTTTTTTAAATTTGCTAAATATCTCTTCATTAAATGATTTACATATACTTAACATTTCTTTTTCTTTAAGATGTCCTTTTTGATGCTGTAAACAAAGTAGTCTTATATATTTCCCAACATCTTCATCTGTCATTAACATTGTTCCTGAAAGAAAATCACTACTATAAAATAAGAATGCTGGGTCTTTCATTCGTTTTCCTCCCTTTTGTAGTATTAAAGGAGCAGTTATTTATGTCTGCTCCCTTTGTTGTTATTTTTTAAATATTTTATTTATCAACTCGTCTAGTTTCTTGTCTATTTCTTTCATATCTATATCTTTTTTTTCTTCAAAACCTTGTTCTACTGCATATCTTATAAGCTTTTCGTTTATTCCAGATTCTTTTAAACTTTCAATAAAATGAGATAATGCAGTTAATACACTAGGCATATTTCCTTCTATTTTTGTTTTTAATTCTTCTTCATTCATCACAAGATGTACATCATATTTTGGTATTAATATATCTTTTAAATTCATTTTAATTTCCTCCTATAAATAATTTTTTCCATATTCTTTTATAAAATCTTCTTTTGTTTTGTTGTAATATTCTTGCCAAGTTTTTTGTGCTATTTGTTTTACTTTTATCCATTTAGGATTTTTAGGATCTAAATGTACTGAATTATTACCAATTCTATGTTCTATAGGTGTTATAAATATAACTAACCCATCTCTAATTGACTTTTCTCTATTACCTGTTCTGCCTTCAAATACTTCGTGTCTTTCGCTTCCATAATATCTTTTTGTAGAATAGTATGGACTTTCAGGCATAATACAAAATTCTTCTTTCATCTTTTCTCCTTTTACGGGGGACCTGTGGCACTAGCTGAAAAGAGTGCTCTTCTCCTTATTTTTTTCGTCACCAATTAGTGCCACGTTGATAATAGACTTTCTATTTCTTGTTCTGTTTTTACTTCTATATTTAGTTGTTTAGCTTCTTCTACTAGTAATTCAATTAATAAACTCATTTCTTTGCTGTCGTAAGTACTAGATCCATAATAACAATGTACTTTTACACATTTATCTTTTCTTGTAACCTCTTGTATTAGAAAGCCTAAACCTTGCTTCTCCCATATTCTTTTAAAATTGTTATAAGCCTTTTCTTCTACTATCATTGGCTCAAATGTTCCTATATTTTTTATTGCATCTTTGTATATATCTTCTTTTGTTGTTATAGTTCCATCTTTGCTTATTTCTTTTGCTATCTTGTCACAGAGTACCCAACAATAAGCATTAGCATCTAAACTACGTTTTTTTCTGTATTTCTTTATGTCTATATCTAGCTTGTCCTCATTTTTTAGTTGTTCTATTACTTCTGGTTGTTGCATATTTAGTAACAATGTTATTTTAGGTTTATGTGTATTAAAATCTATGTTGATATCCGTTATATTTCCTGTAGTTTGCATTTAAACACCTACTTTGTTTCACTATTATTTTTTGCATATACAAAAGCTCTCTGTTTTAATGTCTCATTATATATTGCTAATCCAGTTATTTCTTTATTTGTAATTTGTATTTTTTCCACTATAAACTTATCGTTACATGTGTATATAATATTTCCATTTTTATCTTTTCTTTTACTATCTTGTATTTGTGCATTCTTATTAGTTACCCAAATAAACGGTGCTGTATATAATTCTCTACCTATTCCCCAATTAAATCCTGCTCTTTTAAAACTATCACTTGCTAATCCTTTTTCTTTTTGTGTAAAACTTTCTATCCCAGTATCTTCTTTAGAAATCCATTGATGTTTTTCATCATCCCAAATTTCTATAATACAATTTGCATTTTCTCTACTATGTTTTCTTTGCCAATTCTTAGGTCCAACTGTTTCATCTAATATATCCATATCTACTCTTGCATCTTTATATAATAAAAGACTAAGACCATTTATTTTTACACTAGCAATTCTTACATCTATTTCATCAGCTTTCAAATCTCTAAACATTGCTTTCATAAGTTATCCTCCTATTTAATTCTTAAATTTGTATTGTTATCGTGTATTATTACTCCAGCAACTGTATTTCCTTTTTTATATTCATCTGCTATTTTCTTTTTGTCTACTTTTGTTGTTATTACTTCTTCTTTGTATTCTTCTGGTATTTCTGATTCATTTACTACTTCTACACTTATTGGGCTTTTAGCTATACTTAAAGTTCCTAATTCTGTTTCTATCTTTGTTATTCCTAACTTTTCCATATTTTCTTTTACATATTTCTTGTAATTATCGATGTGATTTTTCTTTGCTTTTTTAAAATCTTGTAGCCTTTTTATTTGTGTATCTATTGCTTCTAATAAGGCATTTTCATTTTGATAATATCCAATTATATTTGTACTTTTTTGTTGTAGCTCTAAAGCTATTTCTTCTCCTAATTTGTTATATTCCTCTTCTGTCAATTCTCCTTGTTCTGCCTTATTCATTAACTCCATAAAGTTATTTGTTATTACATATAAACTATTCATCTTCTTCGTTATCCTCCTCGTTAATTTGTTTTATAGCTCTTGCTTTTTCCATTTTTGCCTTGTCTGCATCCTTTTTTGCTTTTTCATTGCAAACAAATTTCAACATTTCTTTGTAAAGTTCTTTATCGATTACCTTTATTGTTGTTATTAATTCTTCACAAAAAGCACTATTATTTTTAAAATCTATTGTTATATCGTCATTCCAATTCTTGTAATATTTAATGTGTTCAAATAATAAATCTTTAATTCTTTCTAATAACATTGTGTCTTTGTTGTTAGGTTTATCTTTTAATAATAATTCCTTATATTCATCTAAATTTATTGTTACTTCATTTTTATTAGCCATTTCTATTCCTCCTTGATTTTCTACCCAAACTATGCTAAAATAGTTTTAGGTTCATTTATGAAATTTTTTTATTTTAAGAAGTAATTATCTAGTTTGGTCGCTTGTAATTACTTCTTTTATTTTGCGTTCTAATACAAAATTATTTCTTTCATATATAGGTTTCTTTTCTTCTTCTTTTATTAAGTTCTCAATTACATTTACTTTGTGAAAATGCGTTACCGCCCTTAATTCTGAATTATTACGATTTTCTTCTAATTCTTTTATTTGTTTTTGTACTATTGTTTCTCTTATAACTATGTAAGCTATTAAGATTCCTATTATTGCAAGTAATATAAAATATTCCATATCTTTTTCACCTCCTCTATCTTAAAAATACATGTGCTAAACATACTAATTCGATTGTTCCAAAAAATAATATTGTTCCTACAAAAGTTGCAGCTTTTCTGGTAAATTTTCCTAGTAAATAATCAAATTTTTGTTGGTCACTCATAGTTCTCACTTCCTTTCAACTTTACTTTCTATTTTTACTCCATATTTTTCTTCTAGTATTTCTACTATTGCTTTGTTTACTTTTTCATAATCCATGTTTCCTCCTTCCTTTCTGTCGAAATCTGTAATATAATTACCTCGAAAGTGAGGTGTAATTCATGGAATGGTTTTCTTATGCAGTAGCTGTAATTCTTTTCTTGTCTTCGGTTATTTCACCTATTGCTACAACTTTAATTAACAATCATCATCAATCCAAAATGAAAAAAATTGAACTTTATGAAGTTGCTAAGCGTAATGCCCTAGAGCAATACATAAAATGTGCTAGCAGATGCTATAATGGTCCTTCTTTAGGTGACATGTATAATTTTTATGAAAGTCTAAATAATCTATATATTTACTTTTCTAAAGTTCCAAATGAAGCTAGTGGAATTGCTCACAAAAATGCTAAAGAATTTAACGATTCATTAACCAAAATTGTTCAAGTCCTATCAAAACAAATATCGAAAGAATAATATTTAACAATACATAGACTGCGTATATCCAAGTTGTTTCGTGGTCTATTTTTTTATGCCAATATATTAATACTGCTATTCCTACTACTGTTATAATCATCACTCCAAAAATTATCCTAAACCAATTCATCTTTTCACCTCTTCATTATTTCTGTACTAGATTGCGAGTCTAGTTTTTTAAAAATATATTTGAATCTTCATTTAATACACCTATAATTGAAGCAAACTCTTCTACATCTAACTTTCTTTTTCCATTTAATGATGCATTTAGCTTAGGTAACGCTATTTTAGCTTGTTCTGATACCCATGATTGACTTATTTTTTTATCTATTAAGTATAACTTTATTTGTTTTCCTACTGACATTTTTTCACCTTCTTTCATTTCAGTTTCTTTGAGATTTTCTATATGTTATTTCAATTTTTCTAAAATGTCAATACTTTTTTTGAATATTTTTTCGGATTTTCTGAATTTTTTTATTTACTTATTACAACACGTGTGTTAAAATATAGTTGTTTTAATAATGAGGTGATAATGTGTTTTTAAATGAAAAAATTAAAGAGGCTCGATTAGAAAAAAAATTAACTCAAAAACAATTAGCAGAAGAATTAACTAAAAGAGGCAAAAAAACATCAAATACTGCTGTAGCTAATTGGGAATCCGGTTTAAACAATCCAGATGTTGACACCCTTCAATTAATTTGTGAAATAACAGGTAAAGATGGAAATTACTTTTTTGATAATAAATCTACAAATTTTCGTACTGCTTCATATAATGGAATTGATGTAGAAGGTTTAGATGAAGATGAAATACAACATCTAAACGAATTAGCTGAATTTTATAGAAGTAAAAAGAAAAATAATAGTAAATAAAGGTGATTAGTATATGACATCTGAAACTTTATATAATATAGCTTATGACGAAGATATTGATATAATAAATTACGACAAACTAGATAATGAAGCTCGTATTATGGAAATAGATGATTCATTTTGTATATTTATGAATCCTAAAAAGATTAAAAATTCTACTCAAGAAAAAGAAATACTCGCAGAAGAATTAGGACATTATTTTACAGATACATTATATTATCCTACAGCTTCTAAATTAGAAAAAAGTAAATGTGAATATAAAGCTCGTAAATGGGCTATAGATAAATTAATACCATTTGGCAATTTAAGACAAAAAATAAAGCAAGGTTACAACTTATATGACCTTGCAGAATATTTTGATGTAGAACCTATTTATATGCAAAATTGCATAGACTTATATCTATCCAAATATGGAACATTAATATAAAGATATACTTTATAAAATTTAAAGGAGTAATTAATATGAAAAAATATGCTATTGCATTTCTAATAATTATTATAACAATATTTTTCTATAATCTATCATATGCAGAATGGGTTAATAAAGATGATGTTAGTCCAGAAGAATGGAATAGACTAGAAGAAAAATATC